GTCAATCATTACTTTACTTTCTTTTTAATGCAACGGTGAACCCGGATATTATCGGGAGTGGTTCCGTCCTTTTTCTCATATGCTACACCACTTACTACTATATTTGAAAGACCTTTCTTGAATCCATCGAAAGCAGTCTTTGCGGCGGCAGGAGAAGTCCACTGTCGGTCACTCCGCACTACTACTTGCTTGTTGACTAAGAACTTCCAACGCCACAGACCACTTTTAGCAACCTGATAGATTACCAGAAACCGGCGACCATCAAACTTCATGTTGCCTATACTATCTTTCTGTACTTCATCCCCTTCCTTCAATACGGGTTTCCTCACTACTGCTTTTCCTCGTTTCATAACTATCTCCCTTATTTATTGTTTACCACTCATATGTACTCCCCCATCGGAAGTACTCCAAAAATCTGCACTGGCATAAGCCACTCGAGTATTAAGCAATGAGCACTTGGTTTCCATAAGTTCGCATAGTTGCTCAATATCATGACTACTTAACTTTTTCATATTATGGAACCGTTGAATAGTTTTATCGATGCACGCTAAGTCCTTATCAATACCAGCAAGTAAATCATGGATAGTATCATTACCCATTACTACCTCCTATATAACTATCTTAATATTAGTAGTCGCCTTGACTATATCAACAATACCACCGGAATGGTGAGACAACAAACTGACTTCTACTTTCTCCATTATGAATCCATGCTCCAATAGATCCTCAGCAAGCATATCAAGCATTTCATCAATACTACCTTCAATGCCTTTAACTATCTCCTTTGCCTTAGTTGCATTCATCTACTAATCTCCTTTAATAGTAATGCGATTACCTTTCTTATATATGACAACAGGACGATTAAGCAATACATCATCCACTAAGTAGTTATACACCTTTACAGTACCATCGGCAAAGTACAACTCCGTATGCTTATGCCGCACCGGAGCACTTGCTAAACTCCCAGCCGCAACCCGAACAACATACTTTACATCTACTATAGTACCGGTCATTACTATCTTTGGTGTAGGCGGTATATAATTCAACCGCTCCCTAAAAGCCATGAGACCAACTAATATAATTAATACGAACACACCAATACTCATCCAGTGGTGAAACTCAAGACGACGACGACTACTCATTCTTATCTCCTTTACTATAATTAGTAAACGCAATCGGTGCAACTGCTTTACAATCACAACATACTAATTCTAATATCTCAGTAAAGTCAGGAGCATCTACTTTCATCTGCCACTTATCACAACCGCACGGACACCGTAACCAATACGACCAGTTCAATGAAGTAACATTACTACTCCTCATCTCATCTCCCATACTACTCCTCATCAAATAAAATAAAGGGTAAACATAATATTCAACCGGTACTCATCAATACGACTGGAAACCCTTACTATTTAAGGATTTATCATGAATGTATTATATCACACTTTACCGTCATATCGAGAATTAATTATTTTTATTTAGTTTTTTAAAAAAGACTGGTAAGATATGTGCATGAGACGATTAAAAAGAAGGAAATTAAATAGGATTAAAAATAAAGTACAGATCAACAGCAAACCCACTCGGAGTGAGCGAAGACAAGGGAAGTACTTCGGTCGTTCTGATGAGGGTAGTAGTGGTGATACTTTCAAAAAGAAGAAACTAACACGATTACAACAGCGTATGATTGATGAGTATATGAAGGACTTTAATGGCTTTAGGGCATACAAAGCTGCTGGAGGAAAAGGTGAGGGAGCAACGGGCCGTGCTTGCACCGCGCAGATCCTATGTTACTCCCATGTCCAGAAGGAGATACGGCAACGCCAGACCATACTAAGAGAGCAGTCGGGTGTTGAAACGCTCGATGTAGTAAGAGAGTTAATGAGGATTGCCTTTGCCGATATGAAGGACTACGCCCAGTGGTCTTCCGGCACGGTAGTACTAAAAGATTCTGAAGAACTCGACCCAAGCCTATCATGCGCTGTAAGTGAAGTAGTCGAAACCCCCGGTAAACTTGGTAGTACTATTAAGATCAAACTCCATCCTAAAATCCAAGCACTCAAGATGCTTGGTGAGCACCTTAACTTATTTGGAAAAGTAGAGCCTGATAATGAAACAATAGAAGAGAAGGCCCAGAAGATCCGAGCGGCAGTCAACGGTATCTTTACTTCTGTTCCTATTACGGATGAAGGTAGTAATGAAACAACTTCAACAGTGATTCCATTAAAAGGAAAAAAAGGAGGAAGTAAAGATGGGAAAAATGAAAAAAAGAAGTAGTGGAAGAAAGCAGTCTATTACTCCAAAACAAAAGTCAGCCCGTAGGAAAAATATGGCAATAGCAAGAGCCGCAAGAAGTAATTACTCAAAGGCCCATGATGTAATAAGGGGAGTGGGTAGGAAAGCAACTACTTTAGGTGGCAAGAACTTCCTCGAAGCAAGTAAAGCCGGTTCGTCAAGGTATGGAGGGAAGAAGTTCTATACTATGGGGCACACCCGGAGAATCACGTCAGGGTTGAAAAAGGCTGGAGTTGCATTTAAGAGAAAAGGAACATTAATTCACGTCTTATAAAAAGAGGCAGTCATGGCAAATAAACCAAGTAAACCAAAAGGAGGAAAAGCTCCCATTACTTCTAAGCAACGTACTGCCCGGCATAAAAATATTATCATTGCTCGAGCAGTAAAGCATAGGGGAGCAAAGAAATCGAGTAAGGTAGTAAGTAAGTCTACTTATGATAAACGAGTAAGAAAGATGACTAAAGGGAATCAGTCGCCCGGCGCTAGTAGTAAAAGTAAAGCCGGTGGTGCAGCAAAGTCAGCCTATAAAAAGACTTACAAAGAAGTTCGTAAGCATGGAGGTAGTAAAGAAAATGCTCGAACTATGGCCCTGCAGTCGGCCCATAAAAAGGGTGCTCGGTGGACTTATAAGAAGGCACGTACTTTAGCAGTAGGCATAGGTCGTAAGTACGGATGGTCGAAAAGTGGAGTAGATCAGTTTGCTCGAGGGTTTACTAAAGCACTCAGAAGGAGTTAGTCACGCCTAAGAAAGTAAGGATCACTGCAAAACAGAAAAGTGCTCGTAGAAAGAATATCGCCGTTGCCCGTAAGTCAAAGAAGAAGGGAAGTGGTGGAGCGACGAAAGCACAGAAGGCTAAGGCCAAACGGATGAACATTGATAAGGCCGCATCGATCCTGAAGAGTAAAGGAGCTACACTTGGCAGGGGTAGTACTAAACTGAATAAGAAGACCGGGCAATTTGAAACGAAGTATAAGGTCACTACTAAGTCCGGTAAGTCGGGTATGGTCACAGCAAAGCAGTTGCAGACCAAACTCGCTAAGTACTTATAAGGAGTAGTCTATTGGGAGAAGTAGTGCAATTTAATCGTATGTACCCAATGAGGTATCATGCTGAGCAGGCGAGGTTATGGGCTTCGTCTGCTCGTTATAATGTGGTGCCTGCCGGTCGCCGTAGTGGTAAGACGGAGATCTGCGGAAAAAGAAAAGTAGTCATGAAAGCCTTACTGGGTACGGACTTCCCCGACCCTCGTTTCTTTTGTGGTGCGCCTACCCGTGATCAAGCAAAGCGAATCTATTGGAAGGACTTAAAACTAATGACTCCTAATGAGTTCATTACTAACATTTCTGAAACTATGCTTTGCATTACTTTAGTAAACAATGCGGAGATCCATGTACTTGGTATGGATAAACCGGAACGTATCGAGGGTAGTCCTTGGGATGGAGGAGTACTCGATGAATATGGGAATATGAAAAGCGAAGCCTGGGGAGAGCATGTTAGGCCTGCACTTTCGGATAGGCTGGGATGGTGTGACTTCATTGGTGTTCCCGAGGGTAGGAATCACTACTACGACTTATATAAGGATGCTCAGGAAAAGTGTGCCTATGATATTCGAAAAGGACGACTACCTGAGTGGAATCACTTCCATTGGTATTCATCTGATATACTACCCGCTTCTGAGATTGAGGCTGCAAGGCGTGACTTAGATGAGTTGACTTTTGCTCAGGAATACGAGGCCTCCTTTGTTTCCTTCTCTGGTCGTGCCTACTACCCCTTCCTTGATACCCTTCATACTAACCGCCTTCAATACGACCCTGCCGGGGATCTTGAGATATGCCTTGACTTCAACGTATCGCCCGGTGTAGCAGTGATAGTACAAGAGCAGTGGTTGCCTACTTCTAGTGAAGAGGAAACATTTGGAGATGGAATAATAGGGGAAGTATACATACCTCAGAACTCCAATACTGTTGCGGTCTGTGATAAGTTAATTCAGGACTGGGGCAACCATGAAGGCAACATATACTTCTTTGGTGATTATACAGGTGGTAGTAGAGGGACTGCTAAAATTATGGGTAGTGACTGGCAGATAGTAAAGGATAAAATGCATGGGCATTTCGAGTCAGGGCAGTGTGTATTTAAGGTCAGGCCGAATCCTCGAGAAAGAGATAGAATCAACTCTGTTAATTCTCGACTACTATCGATAGAAGGAGATATTCGAATGATGCTTGATCCATCTAAAGCGAAGTACACCATTAAAGACTTGGAGGGTGTGACTTTGCTGGAGGGTGGTAGTGGTGAACTTGATAAAAACAAGAATAAGGACTTGACTCATTTAAGTGATGCACTCGGTTATCGAATATGGGAAAAGTACCCTGTAAAGCGTCGGTACGTGCCGAGTGGTCAACGGTATCACAAGTGATTACATTAATCTGGTTATGTGTAGTTGTTTATTTACTAATAGTACTGGTAGCACCTAAAGATAGGAGGAAGTAATGAGCAAAAAGAGAAAAATAAAAGTCACAGCAAAGCAAAAGTCTGCCCGGTCAAAGAATATGGCTATTGCTCGTAAGAGTAGATGGCGCGGAAAGGATGGAACAGAGCCCGGTGGCAAAAGGAAAAAAGTAAAAGGCGGTGGATGGACTAATAGTAAAACAGGAAGTCGTATTTACGGGAGGTAGTATTGAAGTACTACCTATATATCATTATAATTATAGTCGTGTTTTCTCCTTTGGTATGTAGAGGAGCAAACGTGACTTTTGAAATAGCGCCTATTCAAAGTGGGGAATCATGGCAAGTGTTGAAGTACTTAGCTTTTATGGCTCCCCCCGGTGTGGATATTACTATAGATAAGGATTTTGCAGTAGCGGAAGTTCCCTCGGATGAGACGGTCTTTTTAGTAAAGGACGTTCCCGTGGGAGACTGGTGCTTTGGAGTAGTAGGTCTTTATTCAGATGGTAAGTACTCCCCGTTGTCTAATATTGAGTGCCTTGACATTCAAGACTTTTTTTCAGAACATAAGTTAAACTTTATTTAATGAGTAAACAATGGCTGAAGTATTTCGACTCAACGAGGGTTCCGGTGGTGCTGAAGTCCTACGGAAACTTGCTGACAGGTTGGAAGAAGGTAAAATCGAATCTTTAGTAGTAGCAAATGAACCATTTAGTCTCGAGAAAAGATTAGTAGAAGATTCTTTAGGAACTATTCACCGCTACTGGTTTCTAAAAGGATCACTTGGCTGTCTTGATGTTTTGGGATTACTGGACTACTCTAAGGAGATTATTAGAAAAATGATGTTTGATGATATCGATTTAATAAGAGGAGAATAACATGGCAACGTCAACTGCGACTAAGGTAGTAAACATCAGGAAGCCTGCAGAGGAGACAAATTTAAAGTCTACTAATCCGCTTTTCGATAAGTACTTTGAGGAGTGGCGTTTTCTCAATGCGGCTTATGAAGGGGTTCGCGCCTTAATTGCTTATGGCACATTGTACCGGCATGAACGGGAATCTAAAAAGAACTACAAGCGACGTATGGCTACAGCCTACGGGTTTAGCTATAGTAAGTCGGTAGTAGACATTTTTAATTCATACTTATTTCGAAAAGAATTTCCAAAAGAGATTGCTGAATCACTTACGAAAGATGAGCAGTGGAAGGCATTCCAAAAAGATTGCAATTTGGAAGGAGACGAGTTCGATGATTTCTTTGTGGATGAGCAACGCCATGCCTCCATCCTCGGTCATGTAGGACTATTAGTAGATAAGCCTAATACAGAAACATTGAATCGTGCTGAAGAAAAGGACTCAGAAATTTATCCCTATGTAGTAGCATATAAACCAATGGCTATCTTAGATTGGGAGTATGAACGGGATAAGACCGGGCGGCGTATACTAACTTATTTAAAAGTACTCGACGATGATGAACGCTATCGGGTATGGACTCGGGAGAAGTGGCAGATATGGGAGATAGTCACTGCCCAGTCATCCCAGAAAAACGCTGCTGGAGTAAATCCGGTTGAGGAAGTAGGTAATCAAAAGGGTAAGGCTGAAATTACCGGGAAGGGAACTGCTGGAGTACTAATTGAGGAAGGCGACAATGAACTTGGGGAGATTCCGTGGGTGTGGTTATACAATCAAAGAAGTAATATCGATAAGGAAGTAGGCGTCAGTGATATAGTAGATGTTGCTCGGATCGATGCAAGTATAATTCGCAACCTTTCTCAGATTGAAGAAATCGTTGACTACGCCGCCTTTCCCATGATGAGGAAACCGATGAAAGAAGCGGGTAGTCCTACCGGTGCTGATGAGTCTGGACCTACTGCTATTCTTGAGTTTGATCCTGATAAACCGGAAAGTAAACCTGACTGGTTAGCGGCAGAAGTAGACGGCCCGGTGAAAGCAATTATTGATGTCATTAAAGAGAAAGTAGGCGAGATATACCGGTCATCCAATATCGGCGGTATGAGTGCAACCGAGATAAGTAAACAGGCGAAGTCAGGGGTAGCACTTAAAACTGAATTTCAACTACTTAACTCCAAGTTAGTAAAGAAGGGCAAAAACGTAGTAAAGGCCAAAAAGAAAGTAGTTGAGTACTGGCTCAAGTGGCAGGATGAGTGGGATAAGTATAAGGATGAAATAAAGTACGATCATATACAATCCTTTGAAGTACAAGATATGGTGAGCGATCTTGAGAATATCCTTACTAGTACCGTACTTGTCACGGGTAGTGGTAGTTATAAAACGGAGATCCAGAAGTTAGTAGTTCGTATGGTACTTCCGATGATCGACGACGAAACCCTCGCCAACATTGATAAGGAAATTGAAGACGGCGTGTTTGAAGGCATTGGAGAGTTTTTCGGCAACGAAGCCCTAGGTATGGAGGGGGAAGGTAATCCACCTAACGGCTTTGTACCCGGCGACGAAGGAGCAGTAAACCAAAACGATACAGAGGAGTAAGTACTTATGGGAAAGAAAAGACCACGACCTATAAAAGTAACAAAGCGCAGATACAAGGCCCACGGGAGTCGCCGCAGGGTAAGGGAAGGCGACCCATCCTACGGGACTACTACTTCAACTACAACTACCACAACAACCACTACTACTATATAAGGAGGGGTTATGACTTGGACTTTCGATAAAGAAAACTTTCGAGTTGTATTCCGGGCGGTACTTGCGTCTGTTTCACTTCTGTTTGTTTTCTACTACGTTTACAAAATTACCTTTGTACCTGAAGGATTGGAAGTGTCGAAGTATGGAGATTTTATTCTTGGCTTCCTGCTTGGCACCTTGCTTAATACGGCATTCAACTACTATTTCAGTGGAACCGAGGATAAGGAGAAAGAACTACCTTCAGATGATTCACTACCCGCTATTCCAGTGATTGAGGAGATTGATGAAATTAACACCCCTTAGTAAACAGTTCATAAGGAATAGTCCTAATACATATATGAATCGATTAATTGATAATCCTAACTGCTCCTTTTTAGGTAGTAAAGCAGATCAACCGTTTACTGCCTTTTATGTATGGGAGAAATTCTTTATTAGATATGGAGAGAAGTTAAAACGGTTTATCGAGTTCGGTTGTGATCAGGGTAGTGCTTCCTGTTACTTCCTTTTGCAGTGTATTCAGAATGAAGTTGAATATATTGGATATGATAAAAGGAAGAAAATAACTTATCATAATACTCATATTAAACGACTACTACGACTGCGGCGGCATATACGCCTCGGTGATGGTTACAAGAAGGCCGATGAGATAAAGGAGTTAGTACAGGAAAAAGGTATGAGCATTATTTTTACTGATTGCATAGATAAGCCTTGGGAGTTTACTACTTTTGCTCCAATGCTTAAAAGGGGTGATGTACTTGCTATGCATGATTGGGATCGGGCGATAAAGGATGAGTGGGTAGTAGATGAAATGGAAGCACTCGAACCATATACCCTTCTCTTTGAATGTGAACGTGTTGGGCTTAATACACTAACAAGGTTTTTTATGAAGGAGTAGTCATGGCTGCAAAAAAGAAGTGTCCAGGCGGTAAGATTAAATCAAAAGGTAAAGGGCGAGGACTTGGAACTGGCAAGGGCAAAGGCCCAATAAACAAAAGGAAGAAAAAGAAGTAAGGAGTAGTAGTTATGAAAAAAATATTAGCTATACTCGGTGGAGCCCTTACTATACTTGCCTTTGCAGGAGCAGTTTGGGCTGTTTCCTCTTTTTGGCATAATTATAAATCTGAAGAAGAGATCCATGAGTTTGCTCAGTCGGCTGAAATAGAAGAAGTATATGATACCGCTATACTAGCCATGCAAAAAAGTAGTCTCGCTATCGCTCAGCAACGTGCCGCATGGTTGGAGGAGCAGTTAGTATACTATGAAAGACAACACGGTTGTAAGGACTCGGGGCAGACTGCTAATTGTAACGGTCGGATATGGAAGACCTATAATAAGTACTTACTTGAATATAATGATCTGCAAAAGGAAATAAGAAAGGCGGTGAATAATTGATTATCCGAATATTATTAACGGTTATAATAGCACTCTTATCATGTCACACTGTTTTTGCTCAGGAAGATGTGTGTGACGGGGTGACTACTTATACTGCTCTACCGGGTGATCAGTATGAACTATGTTGGGAACGTAACCAACCTAATGATGTAGTAGATCATTATAAGGTGTTTAGTAATCCTATACCAGATACCCCTCACGGGGAGTTTGGAGAAGAAATGTTTACTATCTTGGATTCTGATTGCATGGAAGTAAACTGTTTCTCTGGGATGCAAGTTGTACCTAATGAGTCTGGCATTCATTACCTTACTGTACGGGCCTTTGACGCCTATGATCATTATAGTGATGCTTCCAATGACGTGATACTAACCATAACAATGCTAGTACTGCCTGCTCACAGTTTAACTGTAGAGGTAGTATACTAAAGGAGGAAACAATGAGTTATGCAATACCAAGTAGTCCAGATGAAAAGAGATGGCAAGCCAAAGAAGATGCCTGGAACTTAGCGGAAGTAGAGCGAATTAAGGAAGATCCGACAAGGCTAGCCGCGGCTCAAGCAATGGCTAAGCAGATGGCAGATGAAGATAGTAAACGAATTGTCGCTATGAGGAAAGTAGCGCAGAAAACAACTCCTACTACCGGGTCGGCAAAAAGAGTAGTAAAGAAACCACCAAAAGGACCGGACTCATTTACTAATGTAAAAGGTATAAGGAACCTGTTAGGTAAAATATGACTACTAAAGAAGACACAATTGCTAAGATCACTAAGCGCACTGACTCCCGGCTAGCTAAGCATATCAGTGCAGATGCCTTTAAGTTAAATAAAGCCATTACTACCTTAGAAAAGAAGATCATTGCTCAGGTGTCTTCTTTATCCACGGGAGAGAACGGCAGTCTAGTCGGCCCGAAAGTAAATCTTAAACAAGCACAGAAGATTCATGCTTCATTAGTAAAGCAGTTCGATGATATATACGGAGCCGCGGCACGCACTGCTGTTTCTGGTTATAGTACGGCGAATAGTTGGGTGCTGGAGAACTACTCCGATTTAGGACTAAGTACTACCTTTACTGACTTTGATAAGACTATGATTGATCAATTAAGTAATCAATCAATGCTCGATTTTGTCAATATCGGAAACGATGCACGGGCGAGGGTTGAAGGCGCACTATATCAATCGATAGCGGCACAGGTTCCAATGGAAGAACTAATAGGACAGATCAGCGCTGCACTGACCGGGCAGTTTGCTCAGAATGGCAGACCACTTTCTTCTTATGCAGAACTATATGCTAATGATGCATTGATGAACTACTACAACTCTGTTCATCTTGAAAAGGGTAGACAACTCGGTCTTGATAAGTTTTACTATTCCGGTACGATCATGGGAAACACCCGTGACTTCTGCCGCCGTAGGGTAGGCAATGTCTATACTACCGAACAGATTAATAGTTGGGACTTCTCATGGTCTGGGAAGTCCGGACCTGCAATGACTAATCGGGGAGGCTGGAATTGTCGTCACCACTGGCAACCGGTAGATGAGGAGTGGATAGATGACCCGGATAAACTACTAGGTCGATCTTGGGAAGATATGTCTATCAATGAACGCTTTGCTATGATGAAATCTCGGGGCATGGCAATGAGTCCAGATGAGAAGTTGTTTAAGAAACGACTAAACCAACTCCGCTATAATTTGAAGACTGGCAAGGACTTTAAAGTAAATAGTAATCTTGGGAAGATGTGGTACAACATACCTGATTATGAAAGAAGTAAAATAATTACGGAGTGGCAGAATGCAGGTATTAACTTCCCGGCAGATATGCTTGCTGACTTAGTAGCAGATATGCCTCCTAGTACTTTTGTGAAGATTCCCGGAACAGTAGTACCGAATGCCCCGCCACCACTACCCAAACCTCCGAAAGTAAAACCACCATCTATCAAGGTTCCAAAAGTAAAGCCTGAAGCCTCAGTAATACCGCCTTCTGATGCTGACGTATATACAGAAGGACTTAATTGGGATGAGTTGAACCCTAAGCAAAAGAAAGATATGGGGCAGATGGGTTACAACCTAAAAGTAGGAAAGAAGTACAACCCGGCGAGTCAACCGGCTAAGACGTGGAACTCCATGTCTTATGAAGCTCAACAGATGAAGTTGAAAGGGTGGCAGTCAAAAGGATTTGATATACCTTCTAACTTACCGATAAAAGGTGAAGGCAATGTAGCGGCGAATATAGTAAACAATGCTTATGAAGTAGTAGACGATATCGATGAGTTCAATTGGTATGCTACTACTCCTAAAGAAGCAAGTGAGCAATTCACTAAAAAGTTTGGTTTCCAAGATGGTGCCTTTACTACTAACTATGCAACTGAAGCGGAAGGCCTGCAAGCACTTGGTGAGATAGGAGAGCATTGGGATGGTGTAGTAGCACGTCATTCCAAGTTAGAAGGCATTATCAATTTAGCGGAGCAGAATAAAACTGGTAAGCATGTACTTATTAATAACTCTAAGATGGTAGGTAATGGGGCGGCAGGAGTTTATGACGATGCAGGCCATACTTTACAACTAGCCGGGCAGTTAAAGAAGACCGGGACAATCCATATAGGTGAAGGCGGCTTTTCTGTCGCTAGTGATTTTGCTTCTGTTAGTAGGCATGAGTTTGGTCATTACATAGATAATACACTGCGGCAGATGCAGGACTGGCCTTCTAGATCATCTACTAAGTACTTAGGGTGGAATCATCAAACCGAATGGAGAACATTATACAAAAAACACCAAAGCAACTGGAAGACATTACTTGGGGAGTACTCATCACAAGATAAGTATGAGGGATTCGCAGAAGCTTTCTGTGCATATACTTCCCCAGACTATAAGGTTGGTATGCTTCCTAAAGATATTGAGGGGTACCTTAAAAAACTATTAGGCGGTAAAGTTAAGGTAGTAGTTCCTCCAAAACCTACTACAGTCAAAACAACAATACGTCTATTTGCTGACCCCGATAATCAAAAGACCTATGATGACTTATATGCTCACTACAAGAATCTCGGTCTTACTGAAATTGAACTACAAGAAGAATTACGAAATAGGTGTCCTGCGGTGTTTGATGCATTGAAGTCGTGGCAGGGAAGTACTCAAAGTGCATCTCCTTCTGCACTTAAATTGAAAGCGGAACTTTTGGAAGCTAGGGACGATATAAAGTTCTTTGCTAGTAAGGGTAGTACTTTTGACATGGATCGTTTGAGAAGGGCCGCTGATAATATACCCGATGAGGAGTACATTAGGATTCGGGCATTCAATCAGGAGTACTTCGCAAGAACTAATACTAAGACTATCAAATTGAAACGTGGAACGGATGGGCAGAACTCCGGGCCTGCTTTCGCTAGAAAAGTAAACACTGTCAAGGCCGAGTATGACCCGAAGGACTGGAATAAAATAGATGTTGAGATTCGGGAGCCTGCACTTAATGGATGGTCTACTAATCTTAGAACAGCAGATAACTTTGGATCATCTGGTGGCGGCATTACTACTACTTCCAATGTACCAGTAGAAGATGTTTTCTGCTCCGATAAGTTGTGGCCTAAGTATCGTTATAAAGGCGAGAAAGAATGGATCATTATTAGATCGGAAAAACAAACTTACAAACTATCAGAGATTTCGTCTGGGTTTAAAGATACCGCGGCAGCAACAGCAACTGCTACCCCTGCACCCCCGGTATGGAAGGTTCCGCAAAAGGTAGTAGATCAAATTGATGCTCTGCCCAGTATTATAGAAGAAGAAGTACCAGAAGCGATATCTTTATATATACAAAAGATACCGAAGTGGCAGACATTAGATAAGGATGAGATAGTAGAGAAGTTAACTAAGAAATATCAAGCGATTCAAAAAGCACTCAATACAGATGAATTGCCTTATATGTTCCCCGGCAAGAAGGTAGGACAAGATACTGTTGATGTGATGAAGGAAGTAGTCAACACACTTAATAATACAGAAGGTCACTCGATATGGGTGAAAGCAGTAGAAGAATTTGACCCTGTACTATTCGATGGTTTCTCCCTTGACCCGGTAGTAAAGGCAGGCAAGGGATTAAGTAAGTCAAAGTACAATATAGTAAGTGGTGCAAAAAAACTACCAGAAGTAATCGACAGTACGGAAGAACTTAAAACTATGACTGTGAAAGTACTTGACAGTTATGACTATACGGCCATACCAGATTATGAGATAAAGGATCTTCTAGGAACAGATATACTCATCTGGGATAGTACTGCCGGGGATTTGAAAATACTCGGTCACACTATTACTTATGATGCCAAGGATGAGTTCATTAGTTTGTTGAATACTATTGAGGACGCAATACAACCAGATGTTGACTTCACTAAATTAGTAGAAGCAACCAAACTCAAATACTTTTAGTAGAGGTAGTGATGCCTGATTTATTTAGTAAACCCAAATATCCGAAATTGTACTACAAGCAGAATGCTCAAGATTCTGATTGGCTTATGGCGTCTCGTTTAAAGAAGATAGTAGACGCAGGCGGCCCGGAGGCTAAAGAAGCCCAGAAAGAATTAAATCGGATGGAAGAGACAGAGTTAGTTTATTGGAGGGATCTACTATAATGTTGATTGAACCGAAATGTTATAAAAGAAGATGTAAGTA